GGGACTGCAGCCAATGCAGGACAATGGCTCTCTGTGTTGCTTTCGTCGTCATATCGCACCTCCCGCAATTAACGCCAGCGTCACAAAGAACACCAGCCCCGTCAGTGCATACCGGCCGTAGTCGGCAATACTTCCCTCTCTTACTTTCCATCTACGCATAACCGCACCTCCCCGTTGTTTAATCTCCGGAATAACTCCTCACATGCTCTGGACGTCTTCTTTGCCATGCCGTTCTCTCTCAAATGGCACCCGCCCCACTTGGTGCGGAGGTCCAGCGTTCCGTCTGCCTTTATCGTCGGGCAGAAATACGGGCAATCCTCACAAGTCAGATTGACTCCCATAGACTCGTACTCGTCCTCGAGACTTTCCGGGATCTCCTCGCTCTCGATGTACTGGATCCGAGCGATCATTCCCTCGAAGGTAACGGTCGGGTTCTTGTCCTTCAGTCTGATCAGTTCTTCGTTGAGCTGTTCAGTTAGAGTCTGGGCCGAGTCTGCTGCGACGATGGCGTACTGCTGATAGCTTCGTCTGATCATTAAAAAAATCACCTCTCTTTCTTCAAGGTGATTTACAATATATACTTATTCTGTTATACTTTGAGAGGCCCCTTTCGCATGGGGTTTTTAAATTGCCAGATCTTATGATTATCGGCATAGTTACCAATCTTTTAATCCGGCCAGCCTTATTGCTGACCGCGTCCCCTCTCGATGTTAAATTGTTTGAATCACCTTGTATGGTGAATATATCATATATTTAATTGTTCTGTCAATTAAAAAATGTTATGATGCTTCCGGGAGGTATTCATCATGGGTTTATTATCACGGATTAAAAACAAGATGCCGGCCCCTGCTCTGGATGTTGTCGAAGTCGCAAGTACCTATCCGAGCATGGACCGCTTCAAAGGAACTAAACGGCTGAACGTCAGCTCGTACGGAGACAAACAGAACGGTATGGAGAACGCCGTCAGGATCCTTGGCGATGCAGATCGGCACGACTGCACCGGAACGGAAATCACCCTCACCTCTTTCGAGGCAGACAGCAATAAAGGCATCCGGGTCGCTGTGGATGGTGAACATATCGGAATAGCGTGGGATAGTGCGAACGATGAACTCGTGTTCTCGGCAGCATACTCCGGCCGGATCGCCGGAGTATTCGTCCGGATCGAGCGAGTCCCGATTGATGACAGCGCAAAGGTCTCGCTGTTCGTATTACTAAAAAAATGATAACACGCAAAAAGCCCGGAGCATAATGCCCCGGGTTTTCTGCGTCTCATAAGTAAAGGAGGCCCATCAAATGGACAGATATATAAAACGGGCCGCCCGTCGCACGATTCGACCAAATGAAAATTTAATTACTTGATTACACGAGACGACCCGTTCTATATCATAATTGTATTGCGTGGTAGTTCATCACCCTGCGGACGGTTCTGGCCGGCCTTGGCTCTCTATAGGTGGACAGCTCCAGATACTGCAGCTCAGGAGGCGGTAGGATCTCGTACTCTTTTTTCAGTCCGTATCCTCCCGGCGTCATGTTCGCGTCTACCACGATTTCCTTATACGGAACATGGAGCGCCGTCGCTTTGATGTTGTTCACCCGGATCTTGCCGTGCGGAGAATATTCCGGCGTGTGTGTATGTCCGGAGATCGCGAAGTCTATTCCGTCGAAGCCGGCGATAAATTTCTTATGCCTCGCCCTGGTGGATCCATGGGTCACGATGCCGATAAAGGTGTTCTGCTGCTTTCCGTGATGGATCCCGAACGAGAGCTTGATGATCGCAACGTTCTCGCGGTAAACGTCCTGGATCCCCCAGCGAACGCAGAGATCATACAGAGGACACGTTCCGACCTCTTTGGTTATCCGCTCCTCATGGTTGCCAGGAACGACCGCCACGATCTTGTCCTTGATCGGGTCGAACAGCCTGTAGATATGCTCGATTTGCGCTTTCGGGCTCATGGTCTCCTGATACACGTTCGAGACGCTCGACCGCAGTCCAAAATTGCCCAGGTCGCCGCAGAGACATAAAACACCGCACGGGTCGTCCTGGATGATACGCAGTTTCTTCCGTACGGCGTTGCTATCATAGTTAGGACTCCCGACGTGGACGTCCCCTATCGCATATACCCGGAGAACGTCCTGATCCTCCGGGTATGCTTTTTTTATTAATTCCAGATCGCCCTGCATGGTGTTACTGTGTCTTTTTGTCAATATACAGACCAATATCTGCTATATAATTTACTGCGACCGCTCCGCTATCTGCGAAGATATTATTAGTCCCGTAGAGCGTCGCGATCTGCTGCGGTGTTAGTTGGTAGGTGATTGGGGTGGCGAGTTCGTAGACAAGTTGTACGCCGTTCATGGCGGTCTTAAAAGCATCTGCGTCTGCATAATCGCCGATGGTAACGAAGGTCGGTGTCGTAAACAGAGCCTCACCTGCTTTTAGGGCTTCCCATGCCATTTGTGAAGTCTTAAACACAAACCCTATGCTTGAAAGACCAACGCTTAAATTCTTTGGCTCTGGAGATAATGCCGTTCTGTAGGTGTATCCTGTATCTTCGTTGTTTCTGTTGCCCTTCTTCCATGTCAATGTGCCTAAATCAACGAGAACCTCCGTCACCGTCAGCACCCCACTCACCGCATCCACCGTACCGCCGTAGACTGTACCCGCTTCGGTTTGCCATGAGATGGGGTAGGTTGTGCCGTTGAAGGTGTGGTAGTCATGGTCGGTGGACGGATAGTTTATGCTTATTCCCGTTGCGCCCTCAACAATTAAATAAAACTTGATGTAATATGCGTCTGCGCTTGATGTATATACGGAATTGTTGAAATACGTTTTGTATCTGACGAATTCCTTGTTAGCATCGTACTCAATCACATATACATTGTCCGTGCATTTGATGTAATATTGTGTATTTGGTTTAATCGCAACAAAATTTACGCACCGTGTTCCAGAGTATGCGATTGGCTCTCCGTCGCTGATATTGTATCTGCCATCTTCCGTCAAGCCGTCAAAGATATTAACACCGCACTTCGTCACCTCACACCCCACCCAACCGCTGATGGGGCAGATGTTGGAGTAGGGTTGCCATGTGGTGGCGGTTGAGCCTAATTCAATCTGAATGTTCTTGAACACAACACCACCGACAACCGACGGGTCAACCGATGTTATGTCAACGCTGATTGTGATTTGTGATGTGCCAGTGTACGGATAAACAATAGTAAAATCTCTTGCCGTTCCGCTATGCTTTATCCACAATCTGTTTGTACCCTCTGGCGGTGTCAGGGTAACATTATATCTCCCAGTTGCCGATGCCGTTACTGAGTTGCTACTTGCTAAGTATGTACTGTCATTAAACGCTTGAACAACAAAAACAACGATCGCCCTTGTGTCTGTGCTGGTGCTTGTAAATGTTTCCCCATTTTGGCTAAAATTCGCCGTGCTGATAACTTGCGTTGAATCAAACTTATTTTTCCCACCACCACCGACCCACGGATTAGTGTATCCGTGTAGGTCTTGGATCGGGTCGATATCGACAACGCACGACTGCAGCGGGAATACTGCCTGACCGTCCGGGAACGATGCGATGCTGCCGGATGCCGTATCCTTTGGCATTAACTGTTCCAGAGTAGCGAACGTCACCTCTCCGTCCGTTACGTTGTACTCGAAGGTGTTTCCGTCTGTGAACAGAATCGTGTACGTCTTGACCGCTCCAGACTCTCCTGACTTGTAAATAGATACGATGCCGTTCCCCTGCGGTCCCTGCGCTCCGTTCGTGACCGTGTAGTCGTAAGTCTGCCCATTTGTGTAGGTGATTCGGTATGTATCGACGAGCCCTGCCGTTCCGACCTTCTCGATTTTGCTGATACCGTTTCCAGTAGGGCCGACCGGCCCCTGCTCTCCTCTGATCGGGCCGACCGTGTCGCTCGTTCCGTCTGTGTAGTAGATGGTCAGCGTGTAGTCCGCATTGAGCTCGGTATGATCGATGTCCTTTACAGAATGAACGATGTCCTCCACGATCGCGATAAACTGCTCGAACTGGCTCGGAGTGATCGGAGCCGTCTCTGATCCGCAGACCCTCGCGTTCGCATCGATCAGGACTGCCTTGATCGGGTATGTGGTCAGTCTGTCGATCAGTTCGTCTTCTTCTACGTCGCACCCGAACAGGTTGACGCATACCTCCGTCCTTTTATTCAATACTTCCGCCGGGATAACGCAGACGCCGTCCGGATCCAGCACGGTCACGATGCAGTCGTAATCCGTGAACCATGCAGCTCGTACAACGTCGAAGTCCGTCCAGTTCTCGCCCAGGTCAAACACGGCCCGGATGTATTCGACTGTGTTCGATGCGTATTTGTAGATCCCGTCGAGCGGTGTGAGCTTCTGGTTATCTGCCCTAAAATGTAATGTAACTGTATTCATGGGTTATTTCTCCTTGATTTCGTCGATTTTGTGATACAAGGTTTTAATATCGTTCTCAATGACCGGAACCCTTCGAGCAAAGTCGTTATGCTCTCGGACTTCTCTCGTCAGCTCCTCGATCTTCTGATCCGTGACCGCGTCGTGGGCGTTATTGGAGATAATAACCCCCATGAGTGTGATCGCTCCTGTGATACAAGCTATTATTATTCCTTCTGTTAGCACGACCATCACCTCCGATACTTCCGCATTTCAGTTATAAGACTTTCCCCGACCTTGCCGGTCTGCTGCCATCCGATCGCCTTCCGGAACGCGTTGACCGCTTTCACGGTCGCGTCGTTATAGTCGAAGCCCAACGTCCCCTTATAGAAGCCGGCCCATTTCAGAAAGCGCTGGATCCGGTAAACGTCCAGACTATAATCGCCTTTTTGATAGTAGGTCCTGATCGCTCCCTGGGCTATATAGCACTTGTAATATTTCCATTTGCTCGGCTTCTGGTTCTTTGCCTTGGAGTCCATGACGGCGTAGCATCCGCCCAGCTTCTTATAGTGACTGTTCGCGATGTACTTCGTCGCCTTGACCTTGCCGGTCTTCTTTTCGACACTGTAGACTTTCGCAATAACGAAGGTGTGACCGCTCTTGTCCTTGCGTCCTCTCTGGATCACCATGCCGGCGTCGAACTGACTCGTCTTGTAGTATTTCGTCGCCTTGAGCTGTTTTTTCATCTTCGGCATTTTCGTCAGTTGGTTTTTTAGATCCTTCGGTACTTTGATACCGACGTTGCCCAGACACTCACCAACGAACACGTCACAGCAAGCTCCGACCCGCTGCTTTTTGTTCGGCCATTTTTTATGACCTGGATACGCTTTATCGATCCCCTGCGTGTACGCCTTGAGCGGTTTGCCTTTCTTATAAGTGTATTTTTTCTGCGGCGTTCCGTACGGCCAGCACTGACGATATGCGAGACCGTTTATGATCTTCGCGTTTGTGTTCGGTGTCGGCAGCGTTCCGGAAAAGGTCTGTCCGGTCGGTGTCGACTTCGCCGGCTGCTTCGTAGTGGTCGCCGGGGCCTTTGTCTGCGTCTGTGCGGGCTTTTTCTGCTGTGATGGATAATTTACCTTGTTAATCCACTTCTGCAGCGCAATTACGCTGTTTTTGCCGAACTCGCCGTCCACAGTCGCGCCGGTCATGGCCTGGACCTTCCGGCTGGTAGCTTGTCCCCAGACACCGTCCGGAGTCGCCCCCGCTCGTCTTTGGAGATATTTGACCGTTTCCTTCGTGAGGATGCCGGTCGGTTTCATTCCCAGGGCGAGCTGGAGGTTGTATATGGACTGATAGCTGAAGTCACCGTCCGGGTTGAGTTCCTTCTTCTTCACTCCCGCAGGAACAAAATGCGGACGGTATATTCCGCAGATGTATGACCTCGTCCTGGTCTTCTGCGCTACGACTCCGCCGTTTGTGTTCCCTTCGATGGTGTAGATGTCTCGCGTCGACTTGTGAGCCCGGACAAAGCCTATGTGATTCGGAACTCCGTTGCGCTCCCAGTCGAAGTAAATGATGTCCATCGGCTGGGCCAAATACAGCGGGATATCTGCGAGATTCTTTTTGCACCATGCTATTGAGTGCGGGCAATATGTCTCTTTTTTGCCATTAAAATAGAGCGAAGCAACTCCGCCCTCATTGGCAACATAATCGACAAATGCGTTGCACCATGCCGCGTTACTTGGCAGTCCGGCAAACTTCCGGAACTTCGCCCCACCTTCTCCGAGGTGCTTCTGGGCTATAGCCAGTAATTGTTTATTCGTCTTCATCGTCCGTCTCGTCCTCCTCGAACTCCTCCCAGTCCTCCGAGTCATCCGGCTCGTCTACGTCCATATACAGGTAATGCTCGTACTCGACCTCCGGGAGTCCCGTAGCGACTGACGTCAAGATCGACAGGATCCCGGCCAGGATCGACGCGGAAATAACCGTCCACCAGTTGACGTCGCTCAATGCGAAAGAAGTTCCGATGACAGCGATTGCCGTCTGCGCGACTGTCCTCGCTGCTCTGATCAGTGATGCTTTAATGAATACGTTCATGCTGTCCTCCGTTATGCCCATGTTCCGTGTATCATGGCGAATATATTCCTCGCCGCCGATGCTCTCGAAACTGACGAGCAGAACGAGAACGAAATCGCCGACGTAGATATGCTGTTTAACTTGGTAAATGTACCCTCTGCTCCGATATACTCGACGCTTACGAACTTCGCAGACGAAAGTCCGATAGCTGACGGGATAGAGATCGTCCTGGGGTCGGAGAAGTACAGACCACCGCTTTGCGTCCCTATTGCCGTTGTATCGGACGAATAGTACCATGCGTCAAAGGTATGGTCGTTGTATTTCTTGTACGTCCAGGAGCCGGACGTGGCCAGAGTGTAGTCGATATCGTTGACCTGCTCCTGCAGTTCCTCGATGGTGGTTTTGCTCGACTGCTGGAACTAGCTGATACCCAGAGCCTCGGAAAGCGTGACGGACAGATCGCCGAGCTGCATCGACTCGTATTTGCCCGTGAGTACGTTCCATTCGGTCTGCACGATTTTGAACTGTCCAGAGGAATTGAAGTCCGGAAAGATGACATTGATCGTGTCGCACAGTTTGCACTGCATAAGGTTCTGGAAATCTGCGAACTCGCCCATGTCCTGAAGGCGGACAAATGAGACCTCGATGTTCTGCGACGGTATAGTCGGGTTGCTCTGCTGCATGACCTGCACGGCCATCGTATTGACCTGTGCAGACGTCGGTTTGTTCTCGAACTTATCGGAAACATCCAGCGGAACGACCTGGACCCTCCCGGATGGAGTAATCCCGCCACTGCTTTGATAAGAGCCGACAACAACGGACGTCCCGTCCGACCAGTACGGCAGACAGGCCGAATAACATCCGGAACTGTCGCACTCCTCGTTATAATCCAACATATTGACACCGTAACGAATGGAGAAATCTCGTAATTGTCCACGGTTCGACCAGAGCTTGACCGACCACTTGTCGAACTCATACTCTCCGCCGTAAATGTCGAGTATTGAGCCTTCAATGCCTCCCAGAACCTGCCGAACGGTTCTCGGTGTTCCGTCCATGCAGGACAGGTATCCTGTCGATGTTTTGTCCGTCCAGTAGGTAAACGGATTACCGGACGGGACTGTGCTGGTCGCGATCTGATTAAACGCTGCAGCCAAGCTGTTAATGTTCGTCCCTCTTGTGGCTATGTAGGACTGCCTGTAGCTGATGTGCGTACAATGAAAGGTGACGACGCCGTCAATCGGCTTCTCGAAGGAAACGATATCGAACGGCTGGATGTCCCCTGTCTCGTCGTGTGTTACTCCGATGATGCGTCCGATCTGGATCAGTTCATAGTTAGCGCCGTCCATCGGATACTCGAGACTACATTCGTACACTCCGTTCCTTTCTTCGGAAACGATGCAGGAAACAGCATCCCGCAGTCGTGCGATGCCGTTTGAAACGAAGGCGGTTTCTGTTTTTTCGTAGAGAATCGGAATCATACTTTCCACCACCTTGGCAATACTTTGAACGATGTGATTGTGTTGTCGTATACGAAGGTTGTGTCGCCACTCGGAAGTGTCGGAAGTTCTGCTGGTAGTTGCACGGAATTATTGACGGATACAGGTGTGCCTCCGTCCTCGTTCCAAGCCTCGCCAATATCAAGGTCAATATACATCGGATTGCCAAGCGCACTCATGGAGCTGTCCAGCATGATGTCGCTTGTTTCTATTGTTGGTGGACTCGTCAAACAGAATCCAGGCATCACTTGTGTGCTGGTAACAGTAAATGTGTCATCACCATCATATGCAACTGTAATTGTGATTGATGCCGTATATGTGTCGGTTATTCCGTGGTGATACACAACAACATTATTAAATGTTTCTGTGTGAGTTTCTGTGCTTGAAGTTCCATAAACAAAAGTCGCTGGTGAATCAGGCGACCCGATTCTGCTTTCAAACGAAAGCGCACTTGCCGTCTGTCCGTTGTAGGATATTTTGTTTTGTGAAGTCCACACCCTTGTTGCCTTTATAGCCTCAAAAGAAACCGTGTCGCCTATATTGGCATATTCTGTGTTGATTGTAAAAGTGACAGGAGTGCCGACAAGACTTTTAGCATTGTCTATAACGATATTGCCGATTGGAACATTGTCCACGACAATAGTTTTATCATTGAATGTAATTTCCCCATATCCAACGACCTGCAACTGTGGTTTTGCATCAAATAATGTCGGATTAGTTACCTTGCCACCACTTGCCACCGATACAGCAGTCTCGCCAGTTGTTAAAAACCTCTGTGGCTTACAGTTGAACTTGATCTCGAACTCCGACGCCGTGTTGTACTTGATCGGAGAGATCTCCACGCCGTCGATGAACGCAGCCATCCTGTACTCGGTCGGATGGAAGGTGTCAGTCAGTCGCTGGTAGCCGATCTGTGACGCCAGTGCGCTCCGAAGGTTGGCCAGCTTCGTCCGGAAGTCGTCCAGATTTTTCTCCTGGTTGAACACCCGATAAGTGACCTCGATGTTCTCAAAGTGACCTTTGTCCAGTATGTAGGCACCGTCCCGGCCGGGAATTTCCACGACCTCGGTTGCCCTTTTAGGAGCATTGAACAGCCCCTCACCGCTTACATATATACCAAAATCGGAGGATGTTACTCCTCCGAAGGTGAACGTATTTATCGCCATGCGAGCCTCCTGTTGTTCGTCTCGTTGATGATAATTTTCTTAACTTCTGCCGCGATCTCGCGCGGATCCTTGTCTGCCCCGTTTATGTTTATCACAACATTCGTGGTACCGGCGTTCGCTGTTGCAGCGTCCAGCCGTTTCCAGAATGGATCCAACGGAACGATGGCTTCCGGACCAGCTTCGCCCATACCGATGCCGTTGAACACTGACGCCTCGGTAATGATGCCGCCCTTCTTATACCAATTAACACTTAATCCCGTCGGGTACTTGATCGAGCCGAGCTTTCCGAAGTCCTTGCTGCTCCATTTGATGCTAAAGTGCGGAGTTTTGACGTTTGACAGGATCCTGCCGATGTTGAGCGGGAACAGACTCTTGATTTTATCCAGGACTCCCTTGACCTTGTCCTTGATCTTGTTAATAGGAGCCATGAACTTGTCCTTGATCCTGTTTGCTGCGGCCGTTACTTTTGCATACAGCGCAGATCCGAGTCCCTTGATGATAGCAGCGCCGATTCTTGCGATAGATTTTACAATAGTCGGCAAGTTCTTGATCAGTCCGCTGGCGAACTTCTTGATCAGCGTCCCTGCAGTTGTCAGTAGTTTCGGGATCATGGTTTTCGCCCATGCAGCGACCTTCTGGCTGGTCAGCCCGTCCGCTTTTGCTTTAATTGAAGCAGCGAGCGTCGTCATCATGCTGGAGAAACCAGACAAAAGCGACGGAACTCCAGCCTTTACAAACGCCACGATTGCAGAAGGCAGACTCTTAATGATTCGTCCGAGCATCGGCAGGAAGTTTCCGAAGAAGAACGTGCTCACTGATGTCGCGAGCTGTTGCATCGCAGGACCGACGCCCTGACCCAAGGCAAGCGCCCCGAGCAGATTCTTCCCGGCTGCCTTCATCGCATCAAAAGAACCGCTGAAGGTCGTGGCTGCTTCCTGTGCTGCGACGCCTGTCAGTCCAAGTTCACCCTGGATGACATGGATCGCCTCGTAAACGTCGCCGAGGTTGTCGATGTTATACTCGACGCCCGTCAGCTTCTCCGCATCCGCCAGGAGCCGTTCCATTTCTGTTTTTGTACCGCCGTATCCCAGCTTCAGGTTGTCGAGCATGGTATAGTTTTGTTTTGCGAAACCTTGGTAGGCGTCCTGCACGGACGTTATATCGGTTCCCATCTTTGCAGAGTTGTCCGCCATGTCCATGATCGCGGTGTTGGCTGCTTCTGCTGCCTTTTTAACATCTCCGCCGTACGCCTGTTTCAGAGCAGCACCGAATGAGACGGCCTGTTCCGAGTAGTCGTTCATGGAGATGCCCGCTTTTGACGCTTCCCGCGCATAGGCACGAACTTTTTCGGCTGCCTCCCCGTAGAGCGTGTCTACGCCTCCGAGATAGGACTGCTGCAGCTTCGCGCCTTCCTCCAACGCCATCTTAATCCCTTTGACGGCGAGAGCTCCGATGCCGGCAGCGATTAACGCCTTCTTTGCAAAAGCTCCGATTTTGCTTCCAGCCGAGGTTCCGGCTGCCTGGGCTTCCGGATCCAGTACGCTGGAGATCGAGCCTTTGATGCCTTGCGCGGACGGGACAATCTGGACATACGCAGTGCCTAATGTTGTACCGGCCATATTATTTACCTCTTAACCTCGCGAGAGCAGCCTCGAACTCTTCCGGAGTTCTGTATTTCTCTACCCCGCTCGGCTTTTTATTACCTTCACCGACCAATGCGTCCACGAGCAAGGCCGGCGGTTTTTTTCCGCTTTTCGCTGCATCCGTGAACCCGTAGCGGAACAGTTCCACCCTATCCGCGATAGATGCGAGCAGGAGCGTGTTCTGCGGTACAGGAACACCAGACGCGAGCATTTTGATTCTTGATTCTCCCCTCAAGCCCACGGACAAGGTCGCCACCAGTTTAGGTGGCAGCGACCTATAGTCTAATATCTGATATGTTTCTGCGAGGTCACATATCAATGCGTCCTCGTTGAGTTCTATCATGTGGGCGAGGGCAATCAGTTTTTTAACTCGTTGACGGACTCCATGATCTCGGTCAGTGCATCGACCATTTTGTCAACAGGAGTCCTTCCGTCAACCTCCAAGTGCTTCGCCAGCCGTTCGACCTCGTCTTCGCCTCCGAGAAGGATCTCGGCCACGTCCACGATCAGGCCCGCGTCGCCCTTGTCAATTTTCCGGAGCTTCGCCAAAAAGCCCCAGTCGTTCTGACAGTTCTCGTCTACTTCGACGACAAAACCATCTTTGAGTTCTACCTTCATGATTTGCCCCCTTCCTTTTGCCTTGCCTTATGACTCTGACTCGTCGCCTTCCTGGATGTACTCGTAGTGAGTATTTCCATAGGAGTCCGGCATGGCTGTAACTGTTACCTCGTATCCGACCGCATCGGAGTCAGTGTACTCGATGTCTCCGACTTCCGAGATCTTACCGTTCGGAATAACGATTCTTTTGAGCACTCCGCCGTTCATGATCATGTCAGCGACCCATACGGCCGTCTCCGGTTCCGTTGCGTTCGCCTTTACTGCGATGCCAGTCGCAAGATTCCCAGATACGTTAGAGCTCCCATATACGGCTTTGAGCACGTTCACGTTGAGCACCTCGATCAGTGTGAACTGGAACGTGTCGTTCTTCTCCTCCTGTGGAGTCAGAACGGTGTCTCCGCCCCACGCCTTGATCTCGGTTGTCTCTGGTGAGTTCGCATTGACAAGACCGTCCTCGCTGCAGTAACCGAGCCCGACGAATGAACCGCCCAGATCAGTCACCGCATCGGTCGGGAGTGAAGTGCCAAGCGGGGCCCTTGAGATGGCTCCTCCGATCGGCGGTTTGCCCGCGCTTACGTTTGATACTGTCTGTGACATATTACCCCTCCTGATAATGGGTTATGTTGAACACGGCCTGCCAGCGATATTGCTTTGTTTCCGTATTCGTAAAGTTATAATCTGTTTCGAGTTCGACCCTTGCCACGTTGTTGAGCCCTGCGAACCGCTCCATCGACGCCTTGACCTTCTCGTTGAGCTGCATCGCATCCCACAAGCTCGCGCCGTAGGACTGGACTGCGATGGTCGTTGTCGTGATGTGGTTCTCCTGGCTCGTTCCTGTCTGATCCAGCAGTATGAAGTCTGTCAGTTCTGTCGGGACTTCCATATAGGCCGGAGTGTTGAGGATCTCGTCGTTATTCAAAAAATCGATTAAATCTTTTGCGATCATTTCCGCCTCCTACCTGATGGACTTGAGCAGCGTGTTGTTCTCGTAATTGTCTTTGCGGGCTTCATATGATGCAGCATGGACAGAAGCGTTTACCCTGTTCTTGCCTGTATACGTCGTGACCTCGTAGCCTTCCCCTGCCCTGTTACTGACTGCGCTCGCGTATGTCCTGCATACGTTCATCGCCTCCTGGGACCGAAGAAGCTCACGGACTCCCGCACGATTCAATTCGAACTTAACCTTGCTCATATCTTTCGACCTTGACCTTTTTGTTCCATGAGAGCGGAATCAGCTTCTCGATGCCCTCCTCCGGGAGTTCAATGATCCGCCAATCCTCTCCAAAGAAACTGACTTTCTTTCCGGCAGTCCAGTCGTGCGTATCGCCTTTAGGGATTCCAAGCTGATAAACCGCTTTGCGTCCCGTGAGGTTATACGTGTCGAGGACTTCCGTGCTGTTGACAGGTGCGACAAGTACATTGTCAACAGAGACGGCCGTCTCCGAGTAAATAGGATTATTCAGCTCGTCAACGTCCGTCTGTGTTCTGTCATAGAGTGTTATGGTGATGCCTTTCATATGCTGCCCCCTTTTGATACGAGTTCCTCTGTAGGACTGTAGGACCCGATAGTGTTTCCTGCTCCGAGCAGTTTCTTCTCGACCTTGCTGATATACAGCTCGCCGACAGATCCGGATCCTATCGTCCAGCTTTGAGAATACCCGAGGCCAGACATGGATCCCTGGGTTGCACCCATTGGGACCCCCATCTCGCCACCATCTCCGAGGGCTCTCTCAACCATGCGACAGGAGACGATTTCTTTCGCTCTATCGCTTGCTTTCGAGTTGTAGGCGTCAATGATGACTGCAGCATCACTCAACATATATTTGCAGATAGAGCGTTCAGCCTCGGATAGCTCTCGCATCATCCGGGCCTGTACGTCCTTAACTGTCGCGTATGCCATGACGCCACCTCGCTCTCCTCCTTAGGACTCTGATTCAGCTTCCTTTGTCAGCAGAGTGAAGCAGTCAGTGTCAGCTCTGAAGCCGACTTCGATTTCTGCTCTTACTGCGAACATATTCTGCTGGAACAGATTGATGATGTTTTCGTTTGCATCGACCAGCGTTGCATCCGAGGAGTAGCTGATCTGTACGCCTTCGACTGTTCCGTAGATCGCCTGGCTCCAGTCACCAGCAGCACCAACGATGTCAGCATCGTCGCCAGCAACGAAAGCGCCCTTGCTCATTACGACCGGAGCGCCCAGGATCATCGGGATAGCGCCTTCTGCGACGTTGTTGATAAACAGCGGTCTCTGGTTGCCGTCAACAGCTCCGAGCAGTACGCCCTTGCCCTGTGGAGACAGAGCGAAGCCGTTCAGGTCACCACCAGCAGCAGCGATTTCAGCGTCAGCAGCTACGAGCTGGCCATAGGTGCCGGTGCTGATGTCGTACGGTGTGCAAGCTGTGAATACATCGAAGTTCGAACCAGGAGCGGTTCCTCCGATTACGGTCGCGTCGAACTGTCTCGCCAGTGCGAGCGGCAGTCTTCTCACGAGTTCGTCATACAGAGCAGCAGCGTCACGTCTGAACTCATTGGAGAACGGAACGATGACCGCCAGCTTGTAGGCGCTCATGATCTTCTTTGACAGTCCAGGATTGGATACCGGCTTTGCGCCTGTTTCGCTGACCCATTCTGCAGTCGGGTCGGATGTGATTACTGGAATTTCTACGCCACGGCCCGGCAGCTCGATTCTGCGAGCCAGAGTCATGATCGCGGATGCTTCCTGTGTTTTTGCGAGGATCTCCTGTGCTACTTCAGCCGGGAGTCCGATGGTTGTTCTGTTAGTAGGAACACCTGACATAATTATTTACCTCCATTGTTGAGCCATTCCGCGAACTGGTCGCGAGTGGCTTTTTTGATTGTTACTGTTGGCTCTCCGCCGTCTGGAACTGCCGGATACCCAGGACGCTGGGCCGCGAAGTTAATGATCTCCTCCGCCTGTGCCTCGCACTCCTCCTTGGTGCTGCCGGTCAGCAGATTAGCGGGAACGCCTTTTTCCTTTGATACCTCGTCCCTCAAGTCCCGGAGCTTGTTCGACTCTTTCAGTGCGTCGAGTTCGGACTGGAGTCCGTTGGCCTTCTCGACTGCCTTCTGAAGTTCCGACTTGCTCTCCTCCTCGATCTGGTCAAAGCGCTCCGCCTTCTGTTTGAGCTCGTCGTAGTTGGCGTATCGCTTTACCCTCTCGGCCACGATGCGGTTGACGTCTTCCTGTGTGAATGTCTTCTCCTGTGGTTCGACTGGGTTCGGAGTAGTTCCCTGTGTTTCTGGTACAGTAGCCATTTTTACCTCCTTCGAGTGAAACCTCGTTTTGTTGGCACGAGTTGCCATATAAAAAACAGCCCCGAATTGAGCTGCTTTATTCGATATTTGTTTCTTCCGCTGCGGAGCTTTCCCGCTCTTTGCGTTTCTCGTATGCGCTGCGCTTCTGTGCGTTAATCTTGTCGCTGTTCTCCTGGTAGAACTCGCGTCGCATAGAGTTGAGTTTGTCCTGCCAGTTGGATCCGTCCGCGCCTTCGTACATGGATAGATACTCGTCCGGATCATACCCGGATACGTCGAGATTATTCCCGAACCGGACCGCATAGGTGCAGTCACAATTTGCGTGTATGTGCGCTGCGTGGTCGCCTTCCATCTCGGACGGCGATGCCTTTTGCCAGCCCCTCGACGCGAGCATTATGCAAAATGCACAAGTATCTCCCCGAGGAATCCACGCCCAATACGCCCCGTCCCGGATCGCGTTCTGCATCGTCGTGTCGACGCCGGCCATCTTGACCAGCCGACTGACCGCAGAAGGAACGACTTCTGGAGACTGTTTCAGCGTACCGTTGACCGCTTTAGCAGTTTCCGCATAAGTAGCTGTCTTCGCAGGTTCCGCTGGTTTGACTTTCGCCTTCTGTGCTAATGCGACCGCGTCGTACATTTCACACGCCGCAGCAGCAGCGCCTTCCCCGTACTTCGTAGCGAGCCCATACGCATAGTCGATCAGCGCCTGGCGTTCGGCCGTCGTTAGAACGTAATCTCCCCCGATGTTTGTCCATCCGGCGTCGGCCATGAATCGGATCATGTCCTCGGCTGCCCTGTTATTTAGTTCTCGCAGTACCGATATGTACCGATTCCATGTTTTGTCTGTGATTATCATTTCGCCGATTTATCGTCGATGTATATATCCGCAAAGACCTTCCGCGAATCTCTTCCTGTTCGCTTTATTCCTTCCGGACAGTTTTGGTTTACAAAGTTCGGCCGGAAGCCGTTTGACAGTAGAAAGTCAAGAGCCTCGACAAGACTCTTCCCTTCCCTGCACGTCCATAGAATGACAGTATCCCCGTGCGTTTGTGCTCTTTTGAGTCTTCCAATGAGCACCTCGTTCGGTTTGTTGCGTAATTGCAAAGTATTGTCAAAGTCGACCGCGATTATCATTCGTCTATCTCGACTGTCTCAAGTACCGCCAGCCCTCTCGCGAGCTGTTCCTGTGACTTAATCCTCCGAATGTCCGCCGGACCGAATCCGATCATCTCCAGGAACGTGTCCGTCTGGGCGAACCCCTGACGAGCTGATGCGATCTTAATCGCTGCGTCCGCCGTCACTGCGACGGATGGCATCGCCGGGTTCTTGAAATGCGCGACGATATTCTTCTGACTTTCCGTCAGACCATCGAGCGATACGTTGTTCTTAATTGCGAGCGCCATCATTCCGATCGTCCGCAGTGAGTCGCCGTTCGACTGGTTGAGCTGTTCCGCCATGCTGACGAGCGTCTGGGACTGTGCCAGGATCGCGTCGGAGCTGGTCGGGTTCGCATCGTTTACGACGCCAGTGTCCGTTACGGTCAGCCCTGTTGCTGCCGAGAACTGTGTCGCCAGCATCCGGAGCATTTCAACATGAGGCGCTATATTACCCTGCTGCAGTTGTCCGAACGACGGCTTCTCGCCTGTTTCCGGATTGACCGTTGAGGCGATGATGCTTCCGACATACTGCCGAAACTTCTGATTCACGACCGCGTCGAACTGTTCGTCCGTTACTCCGAGGAGATACTTCTGCGGAGCGGTCGAGAACTCCAGGCCGATCGTCGCGTTCGCTACGGTCCGCACATATCCCTGGATAAGTCTCCGAATCGGTTCCTTGATCCTGGACTGCCCGAACGGTTTCGCGCTCGTCGGGTTGTAGATCAGCGGTTCCATGAGCGGGCGACCCATCTTTTGCGGTTCCTTTGTTGCCGTCCACTGCTGTCCCTCTCGCTTCATGACCCAGATCGCGTCATCCGTGTATAGGTTGACGATGGACGGCATATATACAATATCGCCCTTGACCTTCTCCTCCGTCGTGTCGATAATCGCCATACCGCAGTCGATTCGTCCTTTGACGCCGTTCCACAGTCCTGCTGCAGTCTGTGCGGAATGGAAACGGATCTTACACCCGATATCTGGATCCGCGGAAAGCGTAGCAAATGAGCAGCCGAGTTTCAGCTCGTCCCGACACGCTTTCGGATATTCTGCGACGAGGTTGTTGTCCATGACGATGGCTGTCAGATCCTCGTCCTCCGTTCCGTCTACATCGACAAACCCGTCGAACATGGAACGACCCGCCAGCACGTCGACCGTCTTCGCTCCCCAGGCGCATCCGATCTCGAGGCCTTTGATTCCTTCAGGAAGTGCTATCCCGAGATTTACCTCTTCGAGCCGGATCTTGCCTTCGTAGTATTTGTTCTTCTCGTGGTTGTTGAATTGATGCTTCTCAAATACGTCGACCAGCTTCTGGAGCTGTTCGACTTCCGCTTCGCCTAAACCGTTTACTTGTTTCGGAACAATCTGTAATTTCATAATCGCGTCCTTCTCACCCGATCCGCATCGACTTGTTCGGATCTCGTTTACTGTTGGTTGCTCCCCATAGAGCAAGCGCACACGCTTCGATCGGTGTGGAGTTATCTCCTCCGAAGCCCCATCCGCCGCCTATCGGTCGCTTTGTTGCCGTTATTGCACTCTCTCGCAGTGCTTCCTGCCCGTAGTACCATGTCACGGCCTCCTCGTTTATCGCGTTGGTCAGATTGCCGACCGCCGCGATCATGTCTTTGGTTGAGGGCCTTATAACAGACCCCTTCATTCGCCATACATCAGAAATGCGTTCGACTAATACATCGACGCCGTTTCGTCCGTCTATGACTACACAACACGCTTTGTTGTATCTATTGTTCAGCCAGTCACCGAGCCACCGAATACCGCGACCGGTTCCTTCGCTTCTGATCAGCGAGATCCTCGCCGGCCCTTCTTCCGGAATTACTGCACCGCATAGACTCACCATCGAGCCGTCCGCGGAGAACTTTACTCCGTAGGCCGTTTTGCCTTCCGGTTTCGTGTGCTCTGACTTGCAAGCGTCCCATGCTGCAGCCGGTATCGCGTATTCAATCGCCGTCTGCTTTTTTTGTATATATCCAAGATGCTCCCGGGCGAACGTGTCCTCTGACATCGTGACTGCGTCCTTCCGAAGCGCTTCTTCTAAAAGCTGATACCCGAGAGACGGGTTTGTCCTGTACCACCTGGAGAGGTCTGTCGTGTCTCCGATCTCGTCTGTACCCCATAGCGACATACATGACCCAGCCTCTGGACTGTCGAAAAACCTCTGAATTGACCTATAAAAAACAACACCCTTGTCGCCGTGTATCAATGGCGGCGTTCCCATGAGTATCGTCTGCGGAGATCCGTGCGGCGCTGCGGAGTTCAATGGTGCGAGTGCTGCGTCCTGCGCTTCCGTGTACGCCTGTGCCTCGTCGATAACAACGAGGTCAAACGTACCGCCTCGACCCATGTCTGAATTACTTCCGCGTGTTCTGAACTCGATATGCGCTCCATTAGTCAGGTCAAGGACCATCTGTCCGGCGCTGACCGTGTAATGGTCTACCAGAGCATTGAGCTCCGGATAGTCAGCGTACGGGTCGTTCTTCTTCGACCCGAACTTCTTCCGCAGTCTGTCAAACGCCTTCTTTGCAGTCTGGAACTCCTGCGCGGTGTGGAGTATATGCTCTCCGCGCTGGACAAGCCCCCAAGTCTCCCGAGGATCCGATACGCCCGTTTTGCCATTCTGACGAGGAACCTCGAGCACACAGTAGTTGTGTACGAGCTTTCCGTTATCATCGACAGCAAGCCAGTCGTCCAGGACATCCCGCTGCCATTTGTGCGGGGCGAGTCCGTAACTACTTGCGAGCTGCGAAGCAAAGACGCCCTCTGTCTTTGTATATTCCTCCGAATGGTGGAACGTGGGCTCCTGGTTCCCGAGGTTAGTCATTCGCGGCCTTTAAGATCGCGAACAGTGGCGTCTCGGCTTTTATCTCGCCGTCACGAGCTTCGAGGGCCTTGAGCCGGTCAACCATCTCGAACATACCTGTCACGAGCGGTTTTATGTCTCGCCCGCTGTCAGTCATGTCCAGAACCTTCGCATACTTTATGATCGACGCCCTGATCGCACCGATCTCGCCTTCGTTCCTCCACGCCTGTTCGATCGACTCAGGAGTGGAGCCTTCTGGTTGCTTATTCTTTGGCATTTCGCCACCTCCTAAAACCATGAGTTTTGTGTCCTCAAGTACGACAATGCTGTTTTGTTTATTGTGGTTTTGCGCTCGCAGAGTGTCGGCGCT